TCTTTTTTCCGCTGATTGGCGCGGTCAACCGCTTCGGTTAGCTCGTCATATTCATCGGTTAGCTTCCCGGCCATGGCTGAATTTATGACTTTCCGCTTTGGCTCAAGGTGATCTTTGTTATCAATCTCGGTCAGGAAAAGATCATAAAATTCTTTCAGCTTTGGGATAGCCCACTCCAAAAACTCATAGTCAATATTAACGCGCTCTGACTTTGTGCCGTTTGGAGACCACTGGTAAAAGTCGCACCACTTCCGGTCTGTGCAGTACAGTTGGATGTGAACCTGGGCGGCGTAATGTTCTTGCTCTTCCAGTGTCTTAAACGCTGGCGGATTCTTGTTCCTTTGTCCGTATGGCGCTTTGATCTCTATCAACCCGCTATCGCTCACCAGTCCGTCCGGGCTTGCACCAAGCCATTCGTGCTCAGGGTGAACATGGAATCCTGTTTCTGTGACCTCGTTTCCTGTCTCCATCTGGTATTCTGCTATCGCGCCGGCCTCGTTAAACGTGCCCCACTCCGTGGCTGAATTTCCCTGAAACTCGCGCTCTACGCCATGCCAGGTACGCACCATCTCCCGCATTACGTCATTTGCTGTTTTGTACTGGTTCATGCCAAGTATCGCACCCACATTGGAACCCGTTACCCGCCCTTTCCGCTTGTTAAACCAAGCCTGCGTTCTTTGCTCTTCCATAATAAAAACCTCATTGGGTTAAAAAAAGGGGCGCACGAAGCGCCCGCTAGTATCAAAATGGCGCGTCTTTGTCCCAGCCTTCATCTTCCGCAACCGGCTCAGGCTCTACCGCTACATCTTCAACCGGCTCGCTACCCTTACGCGGGCTTACTGCGCTAACCCAGTTGCCAGACCGTGGCTGGCCATCGCTTCCGGTCATCTCCCAAACTTGGAGCATGAGCACCATTGGCTTGTTCACAAGCGACATGGTCAGGCTCTTATCAGTCGGCTCTTCGTTCGACTTCATGAGCTTGCCGCCTGCGTTCGCATCAATCGCCGCTAGCATACGCTTGGCCTTTTCTGCCTTGCGCGGGTCGTTATCAAGTACGCGCACCTTGTGGAACAGCTTCCGGCCCTTGTACTCTTTCGGTGCGATAATAGACCAGCGCAAGCTAATGAACTTGTCGCCTTCGTACTCGTCCCATTTGGCCTCATCCGGCGCTGCCAAGACTTGAGTTTTTGCAGGGATCGGCTCAAAGTTTCCGCCGCCTGATTCAAAGCTTCCGTCGATCTTTTCATCAAAGTTAAAAAAGCTCATTTCACTTCTCCTTTAAGTGTTGGTACAAATTCAATCAATGGGTTTGTGCCTTCTGGTACTGCCAGTTCGTCCGTTATCCCGTATCGGTTTTTAGATATGTTGGCCGCAGTCGTGTACGTAATCAAAACCCTAGTGCCGTCTGAAATTGCCTTCTTGCGCTCTCCGTCGCCTGTGGTGAATGTCTCAAGCTTCAAGTAACCAACTAGGTCAACATCATCAACATAGGGCGCGGTGCTGCGCTTTCCGAGCCGCAAGTCATAACGGGTGTACGGATCTTGATCTGGTAGTTCAATGGTGACGGTATCGGCGTGAGCAATGAATACAACGTGGATCCCTTTGGCGCTTAGCATGCCCGCTGCCTTCCTTACCCGCTGGTGCATAGCGGCAACCGCAGACAACCCGGCACCATACCCGCCTAGAGCTTGGTTGATGCTGCGCGGCTTCTTAGGGTCGCTGTCAACAACATGCTGGATGAACATCCGCTCTAGTGCCGTAATGGAATCAATCACAACAGTCTTCCACTGGTGCTCTTCATTGATAAGCGACGTTAGCTGATCCCATAAGTCTTTAGGGTCTTGAACAATAGGGAATGCTTCGGGACGCTCGTCTTCTGGTATGGATTGCATACCGTCCTCTGAGCGAATAAATACAGGGCTTGGAAAGGTGCCAGCTAATCGGGTTTTACCGATACCGGCGTCACCAGTGATGGTGCAAATGATGGGGCGGTTTTCTGGCTTTTTAGCCAGTGAAAGGATGCTGCTCATGATGATCTTCCTCATTGGGTTTAATTGGCTGCTACATGTTGCAGCTCACAAACACTATACAATCGAATACGGCACGTTGTCAAACACTAACAGCAAAGTATTTTTTTGTAGTCCTACCCTTCCCGGCGCTCGTCTCTTCAAACCGCAAAAAACTGTTTTCAACAAGCTTATCCACCACCTTATCCACATCCTCTTTCCGGTAGCTCCTGCACTTACTTCTAAGCCGGCCAATCGTCTCGCCGTGCTCGTCAGTAACGTGGCTCATTACCATGCTTGCAAGTGCGTCCTGCTTATCGGTTGCGCTGTTTGAGTAGGCCAGTTTCATCTTCTCGTCAACGTCACGCTTAACGAGCGCGTAGGCCCACATTACATGCTCTACTGTACGAAGCCCCCCAGGTATCGCGAGGATCATCGAAACCTTGGCAACCTGCTCATAGCCGCGCCTGGGGATGGCCGTTAGCCCTGTCTGGTTTTTTGCCTTCTCTGCCATCTCATAGAATGCGTGCTCTATCTCGTCTAACTTTTCCTTTGCATCATCCCTTGTCGGAACATCAACTTGCTCTCCAACACACTCCACTCTCTCAAACAATTCAGAGTGCCCCGGCGCGTAAAGTTGCATCAAAGCGGCGGCCATGTCGTTAGGAATAGGCTCTTTTTGTATCTTGTTACGCGGCTTACTTTTCGGGTTGTCTTCGCGCTCTCTGAATATCAACGAGCGGCCCATAAAACCGTTTGTTGCCATGTCGAAATCCATAAGGTCGCTAAACCGCTCTGGGGTGGTTAGGCCAAAGATGCACAGGTAGGGCTTTTCAATGCCTTTATCTATGTTTCCGACCTGCCTTTTCAGGGATTCAAGTTTCATTTCGTCACCGTCAAAAGGCTCGTTTCCGTCTACTCTTTTCTGAACGCCGGAAAGATCCTTGGTTAATGCCTGGCGAATTTCTTCTTTAAGATCGCCTGTTATCATGGCAAAGCTGTTTGCTTTCGAGTAAAGCGACATAAGCGTTCCAATGATCCCCTCAAGGTAGGCTGCCGTACCCTTTGCTCTTGCATTTGCTATCTTGCCAAGCGTCTCCCCCAGCTCGTCAATCGTATAGAGTGCGGCTTGGTGCCTTGTCAGGTTCCGGTATATCTCCTGCTCAGATTTAAACGCGCCGTGGGCAGCGGCAACTACGCCAGCTGCTTTGAGTATTTCCTGATAGCTTTTTAGCACAGACTCTTTGCCGGTTGCAGATCCAGACACACCAAACAAAAACAGGTTAGGGGTTATACCGTCCAAGGGGTCAACGTAGCGCATTCCGGCCACGGAAGAGATGGACGCAAGGGCGGCTGCTACCGCCAAGTGTTCTCTCGGGTGCCGGTTACGGTCGTTTATCCATTTCGTTATCTTGCCCACAAAACCTGGTGGCCTTAAAAGATCAATACCTTTCGTTTCCAGCCCGCACGCCTCCGGCGCATCAAATTGCAGTTCGCTGCTGAAGTCTACCGGTGCAACCCACCCCGCCTCTTCTGCGTAGTGTGCCAAGGTGCCAAAGGTTACGGGGTTGGCAGACTTTCCGAAGCTGTGCCATTTCTTGCCCATGTCTTTAGGGTCGTACTTGTCGCCCTTGGATGCCCAGTCTGCCCATAGCGAATAGCCTTCTCCGCTTGTCACCAGATGGATAGCCATGCCGATGCGGATATACGTTTCGTAGTCGGTATCGGTTAGGTTTGGTATCGCCGCCAGCATGCCTTTCAAGTCATCGTCCGACACATCAACAGATACGCCGTTAACGCTTGCCCGGTGGCGGTCTGGTTTTTTCAGTAGATCAAGCAAGGCAGCTGGTGCTTTCTCAATATCGAAAGGAGACCCAGCCAGAACTTTATACCGGTTCCCTGATTCGTGGAGCGAACCCGGCCCAACCACATAGCCCGTGCTTTTGAAATCAATGCCGGGGTAGTCTTTCAGGTTTTGAACAAGCGCGACGGCGTCTTCCAGTGAAAAGTACAGGTGCTTGGATAGCCCGCCACTGCCTGTTTTCACAACAAGCCCTGCGCCTGCGATTTGCGGCACCGCCTCCAGTAGCGCATCATAAGACTTCGCGCCGCCGTTGCGCTCGTCTACGTCTATCACCAGCAGCCCGTCGGTGAGCACGCCATAGCCAGTTTCGAGCTGGCCCATTTCCTCCATCACCTCAAGTTGCTCATCAGACCATAGCGGGGAATGCTGCCAGTTTGAGGCAATCGGATGTTTCAAAACGGCTTTGCACTCCGCGTCCCCGCAGTCGCATAATCCGCCGACTGCCCCGTACAGCCCAAAAATGACGATGTCATTCTCTATAAAGTCTCTATAGATCACTGGCGGGCCTCCAGGTAATCAGACAAAGCTTTAAGCGCCCTGTAGGTGGGGTTGGCGTTCGGGTTGTCTCTGATTTCCCTGATCGTGTTGAAATGCAGGCCGGTTGCCTCTGCAACCCTTGCCGGGCGCAGGTCTTGGAGTTGTTTGCGTATCGTATCTAGCTGCATCATTGTTCTATCTCTCCTTTATACGGTTAAAAGCACACCGCAGACTATAGCGCAAAGGGCGGGTTGCAGGCAATAACCAAGCGTGTTATAAAATGAGAACACCAGAAAAAACAACCATTTAAAGCTCATCGCTTGGTTGCTTGGTGATTGCTTGGTAAGCCTCTTACTAAGCGTTAACTTCAAAGAAATCAAATATTTACACATCGCTTCGTCGCTTAGTAGCAACCCTAAAGAAACAAATTAAGGGTTACGGCATAATATTGTCTTTAACCAAGCAACTATCCTTACTATCCTATATATATATTATTATAATATATTGATTATAAAAGACATTAATTCTTAATAGCATAGTTTCTCATTTCACCATCCGTCACCAAGCGATAATTTCCTGCCTTTCTGCTGTGAAAATAATTTGTTTATTTTCTGCCTTTACCGCCATTTAAAACTAACCTAATAAACGGCGGAATCCGAATCCGGCGCATCGCATAAGACAGCTCCTGCTTAGTCCAAAACGGT